AATCATCATCGGTGAAATTATATTGAACGTATAACACATTCCCGAATTTATTAACGTTTATACCATAAGCATTCATTTTCGAGTCTGTATCTTTTTTTTCGTCTCGGATGGTTTTTTTAAATTTCACATAAACGTAAGCATCTCTGAATGCCGACACCAACCAGTTATCTGTTAAAGTCATAATTATACTTTTTATTTTTAATAATACAAATACAACTCACATAAATGAGAGTACTCTCTTTTTAATTTTTTTTCTATTGTCAATCGTCCACTCCGAATCCAGTTCACAACAGAACTGTACGGCAGGTTGTTATCAATAGCAACATTCTCTATTTTTTTGTTATTTACTAATCTATCATACATAACAACTCTTATGTTATCTGGTAGTTCATTTATACATTTTATTGATGCGTCGTATAACAAATCGACAACATTATGTTTATCTATTTGTGTAGTGTTGCCATTTTCATATACATAATTAACACCATCATCTATACAATATACATTATCTTGATTCATATCATAATCCATATTCATAACAGTCTCGTATACATCATCAACGTCAATACTACACATGGTGCTATTTTCTACACATTCTTTATTCACATGCTTAAGAGCATTATTCTTTGCTATGGTATAAGCCCAAGTCGAAAATTTAGCGACAGTAGGATCGAAATGTGTTTTTGTCTTGTAGTACAAGTCTTCATATGTTTTTAAACACACTTCGTTTACCGCATCGTTATTACGAACAATCTTGAACACATAACCCCGCATCCCCCAATTAATTCTTTCTAGTAAAGATTTGAACGTATCTTCATTACCATCTTCTAAAAAGGACAACGCTAGCATTTGTATTTGATTATCTTTCATTTTTTTTATTTTTTAATTGGTGTAAAATAAATTGGTTGTGTTTGTGGATTTTGTATATTGGCCATCAGACCGTTCACATATCTGTATGGCAATTGTGCTATCTTTCTTATGTATTCATTCAACACACCCAATTCTACATGCGCTTTATTGTCTTCAACGAATTTAATCAATCCTTCACACACAACATAAGGCAATTCTGAAATACTAATAATCAAATCTTCTTTAAATTTTTCGGTTATAATATAAGCAATATCATAATCCATAACTACCGGTTCTGGCATTTCACTAGATAATCCATTAGTTTCCACTGTTTCTTCTGTTTTTTCTGTTTTTTCTTTCATAATATTTTTTTTATTTTAAATGTTCTTCATTAATCAATTTTACTCTTTGCATAAAGGAATCATCAAACATTCCTCTGTTGTATTTTATAAGTGAGGTAAAACACCCATCTAGTATAAAACTACAACACCAATCAGTAGATGACCTCACACCACGCCCTATACCTTGTATAACGTTCAATGCAGCTTTGCTTGAATACCAATCGGAATCTATATCCATTTTAGTTTTTATGAAATTATTAGAAAGGTCCGGATATGGTATTTTTGCTATAATAAGAAATCTACACAAATCGTCATCCAGACTCAAACCATCAAACAAAGACGGACCTATCAATACACTATCTGTTGAATATTTATGTTGGTCTATTTTTTCTTGTTTATCTTGTGTATTATCGTATCGCAAAAGTCGCTTCTTATGCTTTTCTGATATATTATCATAAAGTTTGTTTGTCAAATCATAAGATGATAATAGTATAACACCCCTATACCCGTTATACAATTCTAGTATGTTTTCTATCATAGTAATGATGGCCGGAAAACTAGTATCTTTATTTGAATATGACATCTTGTAATTATCAATATAGTATATAGGCGAATTGTCATAATTAAAGTGAGATTTTATATATGTAGCCCTGTACTTCGATATTCCGATATTTTTTGAATATACCACAGGATCTCCCATAGTGGCACTCATATACAAACACGAACCACATCTACTATGAAAATAGCTATTCATTAAATAAGATTCATCCACACAATTAAATACTAACACATCACCATCTTTCATGTGGGTTTTTATCAAATACGAATTATCCTTTTCTATTATTTTCAAATATGATAAGTAAGATTCGTAATGGTCAATAAACCAATGGCACGTGTGTAATAATCGCTTCTCGTCCTTATTTATTGGGCCACGTCCTTTATATGTCAAACTAACACTAGATAGTATAGCAGAAACTCCATTTTCAATTGTAGCCAATGTATTTGTATATTCTTTAAGCAAAGAATATAACACAACAACATTATCTTCTTTATATAATTTCTTTTTTATATCCAATAGAATAGACTTGTTTTTTCTATCTACTGATGAATTTGATATGATATCTTCAAACGATTTATCATCTTTTGGTGACATCCTAGGACTGAAATATGATTGAACGATATCAACTATTTTATGTGCCTCGTCACAAATTATAAAATCTCTTTTTGGAAAAGGAACAGACGCTTCTGTTGCCGAGAATTTTTTATTTACCATATTTTGTTGTATCAACCAGTGTTGATATGTACATAAAGTAACCGGAGCAGCTATTGCCTTATCTCTTTGGATAATATAATCACAATAAGGTGCGCAATCACTATACGAACTTTTTATTTCTGCATATGATGTATAACCTGCTAATCTACAAGAACCCATTTTGAAGCTACATCCATTAGACATGCACATATACTGTTCTTGGCCTTTTATTACACCCCAATCCGGTAAGTATTTATTCAAGTCGGATTCATATTGTTGGATCAAACTCAAATCGCTTATCAATATATACCCCCGCATTCCATAATTTTCTGATAATACACCAGCAACAATCATTGCTATAATACTTTTACCGGAACCTGTAGGTGCTTGTAGTATATAATTTTTTTCATTTGTCAAAAACGAATTTATTATGTCGACACAGGCTTCTTTTTGATCTTCTCTAAACACAAAATCAAAACCAAATGTTTTTATTGCCCATTCGCCAACAAGTTTATCCGTAGTTGAATACGCTGCTGTTTCTACCATAACAAAAATACACAAGGAGATCCATATTTAACACCTATGACAACAGCATCTGTTGTACCTTGATTTTCTAAATCACACTGCTTTACATAATTATATCTAATTCTTTTTCTCTTATCATATTCGCAAATATAACAAGGCATTTCTATCCGAGATCCTTTATATTTTATTGTCATTTTTCCGTGATTAGTTTCTTTATTTCCTCCAACGACACTAACATAACATTGTCTCCCCACCAATTCATCCATATCATCAGGAACATGAATATTACATAACACGCACTTTTTTATTTTATATCCAAATGTCAACACGATAAATGATAACACACCAACATAAAAAGGGATTAGTATATTAAACACACCACCCGGTCCTATGAAGCTTGCTGACCAAAAAAACCCAAAAGCGTAATAAAATAACATCCTATCAGAATTGAGAACGTCTTCAATATTAAACACATCCAACATATGCTTAAAATGCATATTATGTTTGTTAAACTTTATGATAAGAAGTCTACATAAATAACCTATGCTTAAAAACATAGCTATAAAAAAACTAATGTCGTTCATTATTTCCATATTAATTTGATATTTTGTTTCTTAATTCGTTAGCCTTTTTTAAATACCATGATTCCTTTTCCAAATCTCTCTCAATAGATTCGTTTGGTTTTGTCCCCATACGTAATCTGTATTTCAGGGCTGTGATTTCACACCAATCAGCAGTTTTTTGCGCTCCGTATATACGCTCAAACATATCAATAACTTCTATTGAGTATTCATTGTAATGATTTGGGTGATTTACATATTCGTACCCATTACTTTGGGTTTTATTTCCATCATTCATGTTTATTATTTATTAAATTTATAAATTCATTTTCGTTTATTATACACAAACCGAGATCATTTGCCTTTTTTATTTTAGACGAACCTACGTTTTCTCCGCACACAAAATAATCCAACTTCTTACTAACCGATGATAGATAGTTTCCTCCGTTTTGTTTTATTACTTCTACTATACTATCACGTGAAAAATTAGAGAATGTACCGGATGCTATTAAATTTTTGCCTGTAAGTACACCATCACCATACACTGATATTTCTATGGTAGTATCAAATTTACCAAAGTTTTTTACAAAATCGAAAAATGTAATAGATTTATTATCTAGCCATTCTAAAAAACAATTTCCAGCAACATTCCCAATTTCATCAACGAAACGCAATCTATCAAAAGGCTTCTCAGCGTTTAGTATATCACCACCAAGGAATTCTAAAATCTTAACGGACGTTTTGTACCCAATTAACGGAATTCCCATAGAATATAACAACCTATCCCCTTTACTTTTTGATATAGATTTTGATATACTATCTTTAATGTTGTTTATCGTTTTGGCTTCCATGCCTTTTACACCATCACGCAATAAAGTATCATAATCAAATGTATAAAGATCATACCAATTAGTTATATATTTATTATCATACAATAATGTTATGGTTTTTGTACTGATACCATCAATATCCATGGCATCCTTGCCAACAAAAAACGATAAATATTCAATGTTTCTACCACGACATTCATCGTTAGTACAATACACATCCACATCAATTGTCCGTTTCCTGGTCAACGGAAGTCCACACATAGGACAAACTACAGGTTCTTGAATTAATTCAATCATGTTTATGTTCCTCTTAAAAATAATAAAAATAAGAAAGCAAAAATTAATAAAATAATATTGATCCAATCCACGACAATCTCACCATCATTATTGATGTCGTATAAATAAGTTTTAGTTGATGGGTATCCGTTATTTTTTGTTGCAAATTCTTTTACCCTTACGTTCTTACCTGTATTATCAACATAATACAAATAGTGTTTTTTAACCGTACCGTAATTATAATCAACTTTAATCAACCTACCATTACCGACTATGCTATCTTTACTGATACCAATAACCCACGAATCGTCGATCATTGCATATTTAGTATCTTTAAAAAGCAATGCCATCTTTTGGTTAACAACGTCAAATGATGTTGTTCTGTGTTCAGGATCTAAATACTCACTAACTGTACAAGAACTGAACGATAATGCGGTAATTAAACCGAGCAATAAAAATTTAATAGTTTTCATAATCTTTGTGTTTGATTTATACAGCAAAGATATATGTTTTATTTGATATATACAACAAATTTTGAAATTATTTTCAACTATATGACATAATTTCTATATTTTCTTGTATATTCCTCTCATAATCAACACCTACGCATTTAGGAATTACCGCACCACCACGCTGAATTAGGATATAAGACCCTATCTGTATATTCAGTTCGTGTATGTAGTTGATGTTATTTAGCGTAACTTTTGATATAATACTACCCCCTAAACCGACCGGTTCTAATATTCCTACAGGCGTTAGCACACCCGTTCTACCAACTTGCCAATCAACAGATATTAGTTTTGTACTAACAGTATCATTTGCCCATTTATAAGCAGTGCACCATTTTGGACACTTTCTTCCACTTTCGTCCAACTCAGTCTGATATTCGAAATCTTCTATTTTCAATACAATACCATCACAGCAATAATCTATTTTTGATATATAATCTTTAATCTCTTCAATTCCTGTGATAATTTCATCATCGGACATAACAGATTTGTTCATTGACTTATAAAAACCAATTTCGTTCAATAGTTGGAACGTATCTGTTTGTGTGAAAGTATTAGGTACGTTATACGCAGTATATGGTACGAATATCAAATTACGACTAGCTGTCACTGAGGTATCAAGTTGTTTCAATGAACCTGATGCTGCATTTCTTTCATTTGAAAATAAAGGAAGTCCTTCGAGTGTGCGTAATTTGTTTATTTCAACAAGAACACTTTTTTTCATTAATACTTCTCCTCTCACTTCAATTTCATCTAATGACTCCCATTCTTTTACATACAGTGGTATGTTTTTTATAGTTTTTGCGTTATTTGTGACATCACACCCAACGTAACCATTACCACGAGTAGATGCACTTACCATAACACCATTCTTATATATAAGTGATAACGATAAGCCATCGTGTTTACACTCAATAGAAATTCTATGTTTATGTTCTGGATCTATTGAATTTCTCCATTCAATAACACCATCTATTGTATACGTATTTTCGATAGAACCCATCATTTTGGTCCTACTAACATCGGACCAACCAGTTTGTAAATCCGAACCAACCCTGTGTGTAGGAGAATCGACAGAAACATATCCTGTAGTTCTTTCAAGGTATTGTAGTTCTTTTAATAGCATGTCAAATTCGTTGTCAGATATAGTCTGTTCGTTTTTAACATAATAATCGTGGTTCGCTTTATTCAATAAACCAACCAAAAAATCAATACGTTCTCTATTCATTAATCTAGTTATTATAAGTTAAACTAACCTTTATATTATAATCATACAATTCACATAACATATTAATACTATTCATTTTTGACACGAACACTCTATCGTGACCTGATTCCCATGAATAATCCGAATCATATTTATCAAAATCTATAGAATTGTATTGCCATATATGTATCATTTCATGCAAGAGAATGGATTGTACATCACTATCTTTGTGTATAAGCTCTTTGTTAAAAGCTATTGCAAAATCATAAATTCCCTCATAAACAGTACCCTTACATTGATACATATACCCTGCGCTACTATTCTCGTTATTAGATACGAATTTGACTTTACTTACCGGAACCAGTGTGTTATTAAAAAACAGCACATTAAATTTTATATAATGTTTTTTTATGTCATTTATTTTCATATACACAAAGATAGAAAATAAATGCGAAATAAACAAGTCATTTCGCATTTATTTTTCATAAATATTTGATATTTTTATTTTTTGTTTTCTGGTGGCCATGTCATAGATTGGTCAAATCCATCATAACCAACACCGGAATTACTGAAATAACCGGTAACGAAGTCACTATTTGTATCAGAGTGTGCTGATATTTTATGTTGTTTTGCTTTATTCATAGCTTTCATCATTCCACCATAAGAACCTGGATTATCTGACATATTACCCTTTGGTATTAGTACAGGTGCATTTGCGTATATAGGATTCATATCTTCCATAACATTCCTTTATTTTATTTATCTTAAACTTCTCCTCCTGATTGGAAATTCGATTCTACATTAGTTTCCCCACTAGTATCTATACCACCAGATCCACCAAACGCTCCTAAATCAGAACCATCCGCATCACCACCCATATCAGAACCGAATCCACCGCCCATATCAGGGCTTGTACCGCCAAATCCACCGCCCATATCTTGTTGAGGTTGTGCATTTCCTTTTTTCTTTTTCATTTCAATTTCTTCTGTCTTTAAATAAGATTCGTTCAATTTCCACTCATCTTCTGATAAAGTCATGTATTTTTCCAATAAAAATTTAGTACTAAATACAGGACTACCATCCATCTTTTTAATATTGTTCAATGTACTTATTGTATTCGCACCACTTTCTATTATTTTACGTTCCTTTTCTCTTTGGAATATATTCTCTTCTATGAATTTTACACCAAACGTGCTTCTAAGTATATTATTTGTTGCAAAATTTGGACGTTTAAGACAGAACTGAATCCACGTAGGTTTGATTACCAACTCTTGTATAATATCCCTAATTCTTTTAATGAACAAGCTGAATTTATATTCCTCTTTTGTCATATTGCTTTGATCTGGTATAGCAGATGATGAGGAACCATCAAATATCATAGAAAAACGATCTTTTGGTATTCCGGTTTCTATTATAAATCTTTGCCAATAATATTTTAAAGATTCGATTGAATTCATATTATGACCCTCTACTGCGATTTCACTAATATCAACTTTTTCTCCATTCTTTATTGGTGTCAGGTACGTTTTATAAAATGAAAATTTTGGTTGCCCATTAACAGTCAATTCACCAGATACGTTATCTATCATAATATCCTCTTTATAATAAGCTTCTAGTTCATTCAATCTAGTTCTCATTTTTTGTTCAGAGTTGGTTCCCATAGGAACTGCTATATTAATTCTTTTTTGTGCATTTTGTATGTCCCATATAATATGTGAGTTTTCCAATGTCCTCAACATATTAAACGAACGTACCAATTTTTCAACATAAGACAGACGTGATATGAAATTGTTTTTTGCCCATGATATATAAATTACATTAGAGTCCAACAAAGTCCTTTCCTTTTCTGTGTCTCCTTTATATTGTACCCACACTTTATATTCATTATTATCTGAATCATATTGAATAGTAGGTTGTATTGTAACCGGGTCTATTTCTTGAAATCCTATTATATCAGTAGCTTGGTTGGTCTTTTTATCTGTTTTATATAAAATTTCGAAACACAAGAATCCATCTATCAGTAGTTTCTTTACCCATTGCCACGCATCATTACCTTCATTAAAGTGCCATGCATTATAAACACGTCTATAAGAAGCGTTTAAATCGTCTATGATAGCACCGCCTTCCTCGTTTTTAAGAACAGCCTTCATGTTTTTTGTGTCTGGATATGCGAAATAATTCATATCATCCAAAACTATTACTTCATTTGCTATCATTTCTATTACATAATCAATTTCACCCTGTAGAGCAAACTGTCTTAGGAAATCTCTACGCATAGCATAAGATTGATCAAAAAACGCAATAGCTTCGTTATGGCCAGCCAAATTCTTATGGTATCTAAAACTATCCAACTCAAATCCAGGATTCATTGTTGTATTGTTCATATCAGCGGTCCCACTCTCTTCTGCACCAATACCTCTCATAGAACGTATCAAATTGGTATTCCATTTTATACCAAGCGAACTCATATTCAGCAAATTTCTCTCAAAATTAGCGTCGTCTTGGTCAACATCTCTACCGCCCTTAGATACAGATTTTAGCACATACACTTTTTTACTCATAATTTATAATCATTTTTATATTTATCTATCTATTTATTAATAACTTCTAATTGTACCTTTGCTAAACCGGCACCACGTATAGAATCTCTAAAATTCAAAAAAGGTATATAAACGAAATCGCTATACTCAACCAAACGTGGCGTTGATATAAATTTCGTTTTATATGTTCTATATGCTTTTTTTATAGAAACTCCTGTTTTGTCTTCCAATAAATTTAAAAAGGCAATTCTGGTTGTTTCGTTCACTAATATATCAGAAAATGGTTTGTTTAAAACAAATTCACCACGACCACCACTTTCGATAGCTTTTGTATAAAACTCTGAATATGTATTTGTTATAACATCCAACATAACTGCTCGTATATCATTAGGAAGCATATTAAAATTCAGCCCGGATACCGTCTTTCCTTTATTAGACATACACAAAATCAAAGGGAGCTTATCTTCCATCAACAAAGAACCTATATTCTCAAGTCCAGCACCATAAATAAAGGTATAAAACATTGATGGTATGAACACCATAGGAGCCTTAGTTTCCATATCAATAGCATCGATATCTGTTAATTTATCACTACCCTCTAATTTATCAACAAGAAGCCGGTCTATTAATTTTTCCTTTGCTTCTTTTTCGTATCCAATATCGGATTTTCTATTTTTGTATAAGTCTACGTACATATTAAACTATTTCGGTTTTAACTAATTCGCCGTACAAATAAGCGATATCCACTAAATTATCATCCAATAAATACTTCCTTTCTATTTCTTTCATTGTCGTATTATATTTTGGTTCGGTCAATACACTGATATAAACAGAATCATCGACAACACAAACTTTACCATTCTGTTTTGCTATATTGCACACAATTTCATTAAACCCAACTCCGCATTTGTTTTTATCAGTATTTATTTTTTTAACATATCCCATTATATTATCGTTAATCAACATATACTTAGAATCTACGACATTTACTTTTCTTAATTCGTTTTTAGTGTGTCTTATAGATAAATAGGTGGATGGTACGTTTATATAAGAAGGTGAGTAAACACCTATATTACTAGCATTATTTGCATTTTTTATGTTTTTTATCATTTTTATAGCATTTGCTGTATCATTACAACTATACGTATTTGCGTTTACTAACAAAATACCGCTGTATACCCCATTGTTATACAATTCAATAGCCTTATTATAACCTTTTGCATATGTACCGTCCGGACAATCAACAACGATTGTTGTAAAATGTTTATTGTATGTGTTATATAATCGTTCTGATGTAGACTTCATTCCATTATTTAAAATAACACACAGTATAGAATTTTCGGTAATTTGTGGTATTTTGTTTATACCATCCATTTCCTTTTTTGGTGGATGTGTTATTGGACTATGTGTTATTTTAATACTGGGTTTATTAGCAACTTTCTTTGTGCTATTAACAGTCGAATCTGGTGTTCCTATATTAGAAGGGTATGTCTTTTTTAACAAATCATACGTTTTATTAATCAAGCCTCTTCTATCTGCGCTATATCCAAATACCGGATTAAACGTCTTCATGTTATTAAAATATTCCTGGTCCGTTTTTAGATAAGAATATCCATTAATGTTTGCGATGTATGTGTAAAATATGTCACTACTTCCTGATAACATAACATCCTCTGGTAAATGTAACATATAATCACCAAAATGCTTATATTTAACCATACTGCTGCACCCACAGTGGCATTTCATGCCAAATAATGTGATATGATTACCACTTATTGGGCTGTTTGGGTTATTTGTGTGTATTTTATAAAATGATTCTATCATGTCATTAGGATATATGAAATCATCATCTATACTAATAACAAGATCGTCTTTATACTTAAGCAGTACCGGGATTATCTTCTTCCACACCTTTGTATTTTTATGTACCCAGTTAACAGAAACTTTATCATTTTTATTAATAAAATTAATAAAATCAACGGGAAAGTCCTTTTCTTTTTTAGGAAACTCCTCTAATGACAAATTTACAATTATATTATCCGGCTGTTTAGATTGATTTAATATGTAAGGAAGTACATTAGATAAATTACCAATGCGTTTTGGCCATGATGTTAAAGACACTATTATTCTCTCATCAGTTAAACAAGATTCTGCGTATAATTCATCGTATTTATATTTCTGAGGAACTGTTATAGTATCTACGACAATAGTTCTTATATTATCCTCAATAACATCTGATAATACATTAGATGCTGTTTGTTCATATCCATCAAATTCAGGTAATATTTTACCGGCCTCTACCAGCCCTAGAACTTTTCTATTGAATTTGGTAGCTTGTTCATTAGTTTTGCTTGCAGATGGGTGTTTAATATGACCCAAATCTTGATTATATCTTTTAAGTTTATATCTATTCTCAAATATATTATCTTCCGCTCCCCAACCACGACACAAATTCGAAAACCCATATCCTTTTTTAAAATCTTCTCGTTTTAATACAACACAAGCCCCCCAACCATACGGTCTATCTTCTGTTTTTTCGTGTTTATATCCTCGCCCACTTTTTACTAACTGTGTTATTTTATCGAAACAGCAATACGGATGTCCTATTTTATTATACTGCTCTTCAAAATCAACATGTCGTAAATGTAAAACATCAACATCATGTAATATAATATAATCTCCTTTCGCTTTCTTGAATCCTATATTATATAATTGACCTTTTTTAAACAACTTATTATCGTAATCCTGCTTCATGTATATAATTTCGTAAGATTCGTTTCCGTATACTTTCTTTATATTATCCTGAAAACTGGACTCCATATCTTCACGACCTCTAGTTGGCACGATAAACGAATATTTATATCGTTTATCAGATTCGTGTTCTATATCATATTCTGTTATTAAAACCCTCTTATTTTCGATTTCACACAACTGCTTATAATTCTCTAGTGAATTCAATTCTACAAATTTATTGTATTCTTTTCTTGCTGCAGATTTCGAATATCCTGATTCATTTGGGTGATGGGCCTTTATAGAATAATCAACTACGTTTAACAGTTTTTTTGTATTACATATACTACTCAATAACAAATCTATACCATACCCGAAAACGTCGGAACCTGTTTTGTCTCCAACTTCATGCAATACTTTTTTATTTATTAAATGAAAAAAACCGTTCTGTACCAACACATTATACATATTATCGGTACCATTATTTACATTACCCCAGTAATCACCGCTAGTAATATCAACGGATGGTGCAAATAGACCAACATTTGTCGAGGTTTTTATGTAATCAATCTTGTTTAATAATTTAATAGCATTAACATCATCAATCAAAACATCGGATGTCAATACCAACAACCAATCGTAATTACCAGCTTTACCCGCCACCATAATTAATTCCTTCATTATAGGAATCATAAATACAAAGGCATTCTTAATCCATCCTACTATTTTTACTAATCCAGCAAACCAATAAGTAACCAAAGATATTCCTAAAGACAAATTAAAAGGATAAGAATATGAGACATCAAGTAAAACATAATGGAGGCACTCTTTATATTGATGGGGTATCTACTAATTATATTGGAAGTAATACTAATTTCGCATTAAGAAGGTTTTTTCGTGAATATG